AAGGGAAACGGTAAGGATTTGAATTTTTCTAGCAAAAGGTTTATTAATATTTTTAACTTTTCTAGCTGTTGCACGAGCATCTGCAACAGTTGCATACTTAATCTTAACAGTGTCTTTTGGATTTTCATCTGTGTAGAGTCTCCTTCCTGAACCTTTAGGTTTTTTCCCTGTTCCAACTTTTGGATCTTTTCTAGCCATTTACTTACCATTTCTATTCATTATAGCACTGGCACCCATATATGCAGCCACGATGCCACCGCCAGTGATGTAAAAAAGATTACTAATATCACTGAGTGCTTTGACTCTCTCGAGATCGACAAAAAACATTGCAATAGTAAAAGAAGCCATAGCAACCAAACTAGCAGTAGCCATACGTCTTTGTGCTCTTTGTTTTCGTAAATCATGTTCAAGTCTTTTAATTTCAGCCATATGCTCAAATTCTTCATCACTTACAATACCATCGTTATCAATATCATATTGTTCATATTTTGAAGATTTTTGTAGTGCTTTTCTTTTCATCTTCTATTCTCTTTATAAATCCAAGCTAAAAGTATTATAAAGCCTACTACTGTACAAAACAATAATACCCAGCCTATGTATTCCCAAATCTTTCTAATAAGTTCCTGTCTCTCATAAATCTCTTTTTTTCTCTGAAGCCTAATCTCTTTTTCCATATGCAAAATTTCATTCCAAGAATTAGCCCCGTAGTGAAAATTTATAAATGATTTTAATTCTTGCCTTTGTGCTTCTAACTTTTTTTTTGCGGTAAACGCTTCTATAGCACTAGCCTCTATTTCTTTACCTTTAAATAGTTTTCTAAGAGGTGAAGCATTCTTAGCAGACTTCTCTGCATTATCAATATCGCTTATAGCTCCCATCCAGCGACTTAAATCTTTACCCATAGATTCAATTTCTCTACCCGCTGCAAAACCAGCCTTAATAGCCCCAAATGCTTTTGAGGCTGCTGTTATAGCTAATCCTATAGTGGCTGGATCCATTATCCTCTATAGCCTCCACCTTTTGCTTTATATTGTTTTGCAAGCATTTGCGCTTTTCTAGCACTCCACTGTCCAGGTCTACCACCTTTACCACCAGCCTTTATTCTGTTAAACAAGGCTTTTCTCATTGTTGGCTTTGTATAATTACCTGCTTTGTTGACTGTACTTTTGCCTCCTTTCTTCATCATTTTTACCATTCCACCTGCTTTCATGCCATTTGATGAGCTTGAAGATGTTGTTGATGATGTTGATGAAGCTGGACCATCATCTAAGTTTTTGGCAGTTCTAATTATATTTAAATCTTTTCTGTCATTGCCTGTGGACAAGAATCCACCTTTTTTCATAGATGCAGGAATTTGTGTTGCTTTTGCTTTTTTAAAAATACTTTCATCTAATTTTCTTCTTCTTCGTGTTTCCTTTAATGTTTTTGGCTCACCAATTCTATTAGATATAACTCTTTTTTCCTTTGCTTTCATAATTTTAGGAGTTGAGGTTTTAAATTTTTCTCTCATTTGCATCTCTCTCCTAACAGAGGATACCAGTTCTTTTTCTGATGGCGGTCCAGATCTAGATAATTTTTCTTTTGCCTTACGTTTTTCTCTTTGTTCTGTATAATACTTTCTCATAAATCACCTATGTAGTTATGTTAGCCATTCTGTCACAAAGTCTTTGTGCTCTGTTAGTTACTTGTCTGTACCATTTTGAGTCTTTCATCTCCTCACTCGCAGAGACAAAGTCTCTGTTATCCACATGTTGCTTCATCTTTAAAAATCTGCTTAAACGAGGTCTGCCCAGATTAAACATCATATTGGCTATAATTCTTTGTGCTTCTTCTGGCAGATCATCAAAGTCATTATAAAGATATTTACATTCTTGTAATGTTACCTGTATGTCCTCATCAAACAATTCGTTAACTCTTTCCTCTTCAATTTTTGTTCCTACAGGCAAACCACTCTCTGGATCTGTATCTTTTATGAGATGCCCTACTCCACAAGTCGGTAAAGAAAGGTGGTCGAGGTATATTTCGTATTTTACACCCTCGTCAATTTTCAACTCTTCTCTTAGCTTATCAATATCCATTATGTGATCTTTCCTTTAGTCATGCCTTTAGAAGCTATGCCATCAATAGGCTTAGTTCTTTTAATAACACCGCCACCCATCATTCTTTGCATTTGATTAGCACCTGTGGCAGCCATGGGAGAGTTGGCTCCCGTGGGCGCTGCTGCTGAAGCCATAGCCATTCTTCTCATTTTAGCTTCTTCTTTTTTATCTCTAGCTAACAAAGCCGCAGGACCAGCTAAAGGTCCAGCAGCCTTTCCTATAGCAGACGCTATATCTGAAAAAGGTCCTTGACCTTTCATTATTCCATAAGCAGGACTTAATACAGATGCTATCTTGCCAATTGTGCCACCTTTTTTATATGTACCTATTTTATTTTTCTTTCTCATTTTATTACCCTTCATTTGGTTTTTCATTGTAGTTCTACTAATCAACACTTCCACCTTCGTCTAGCTTGTCTTAATCTGCTGTTTGGATTTTTTGCTGCTTTGGGAAATTTTTTCATCTGACCAGCGCTTCTAGCACAAAAAGACTTTCTTCTTTTTGCTGCTTTACTGCCTGCCTTAACTTTACCAGTTACAGCAGTTTTTAATTTACTGCCTGGATTTTCTCTCCGATAACGAGCTACACCTGCTTTAGTCATCCCCGCTCCAGACTTTGTGGAGCGGAAATACTTCTTAGTCTTAGGTGGCTGTTTATCTGCCTTCCTAGTCACGTTTCACCTATGCAAAAAACACAGTCATGAATGCAAATGTTGCTGACGTATAAGATATAAAAGCTCCATCCCTGCAAACTACACCCTGTTCTGGTATTGTTACATCTCGTGAAGTTTCGTCATCTCCAATAGTTCTCAACTGCATCACAGTTGTACCTGTTGTAGATCCCTCCACAAAATCAATTGTACCAGCCGTAGCTGAGTTTACAATCATAACACCTTTTATTCTAACACTTCCGCCAAATATCGCTGCCTTCACTGTTGTCGCTAAATGCCCTAACTTAATATTAGCTGCTGGTTGTGCTGACACTGACACTGCTGTAACTGTTTTAAAAAACTTAGTTCCATCATGTGTTGTAGCAGATCCTGTTAAGGTTATTGTTTCTGTTTGTGTGTTACCTAAAACATCAGTTCCAGTAATAGTAACTGTTTTACCATTGTCTCCAGTACCAGCTGTTGTGACAGTTAATAGTTGACCACCAGTAAATGTAGCAACGCCACCACTAGCATCAGCCCCATTTATTGTTGCATCTGTATTAGGTCTTTGATTTGCAAAAACAGAATCATCATCGGCAGCATTTGCATCGGCTGTAATTAAGATAGATTTAACATCTGATCTTGATGCCATGTTTGCCTCCCTTTAAAATACAGAATATTCTAATTCTACTGTGAATCTACCTGCTGAAGCATCTGCGTTTAATGTAGTTGTAGCCGCAGCATACAATACATTACTAGCAATAGGTGCTGTTATATTAGGCTCAAACACATGAAAATTACCAGCTGTGTTGTTAAAATTAATGTCAACCTCAGTTACAGATAAAGCAGCAGATAAAGTTGGTGAAAAAGCTGCAACACCTGCACCAACAATTTCTGTCCCTGAAGAAACAGCTGCGTTAGTCGCTGTGCCACTTGTAGCACTCAATTGTAAACTTCCGACCAAAGTTTGACCACATGCTGTTGTGATGCCCACCACAGCTTTGTGAATAAAAAACTTTGTTGCAGTTACTAATTCATCTGGATGATCTGAATTTAAAGTTCCCAGTTCTACAAGCACATCACCATCAGCATAAGCTGAAGCTGTATCTGTTGCAGCCAAAGAACCCACAAAGGTTTGAATTTTTCTTGAACCTAAAGATATTAACTGACCAGTAGAATTTACTGAAAAACCAGTTTGGGTAATAGCACCTGTAGTGCTATTTTCATTTATTACATTGAATCCACCCTTAGATCGGACTGGACCCGAAAAAGTTGTATTAGCCATGTTACACTCCTTGTCTTGGCAAATGTCAAAAAGTGCATGTGCACTTTCTGTCAAGGGTTAAAAGGGGGCAAAAGCCCCCTCGATTAGTTACGCACCTGGTGAACCAAACATTCCTAATGGATCTGATACACCGAATGAGTATCTCTCACGGGCTTTGTATCTAACATTACCTGTGTCGAAATCACCATCCATTGATGTGCTCATAGGTGTTCTTACGAACATTTTCATGCCGTTTGGAACATCAGTTGTTAAGAAGAAAGCGTCAGTATCTGTTAGATAGTGATTTATAGAAAATCCCTCTGGGATACTTCCGTTTGATCTTATCGCATTGATGTCATTATCGGCAGTTCCTACTCTACCTTCTGTCTGCAATAGTCTTGTTGCGACAAACATTAATGCAGGAGGAATGATTAACTTTCTTGGTCTAGCTGCAATTAACAAGCCTCTCTCGTCAACGAAAGCTGCAATGTCAATTACCATTTGCTCAAGTGAAGTTTCATTTAAGTCTGCATTTGTAGTAAGTCTATTCTTATTGTTACCACCAGCCACTGTTGGGTGAGCTGTGTTAAACAATGTTACACCATCGCCACTTTGAAAAGTATCAAAGCCTGTGTTAAGCAATGCAGCAGCTTTAGTCTGCTTTGTGTAAGCCATTGCTCTAGCTAGTGCTTTAGTATAACGAGCAGACAATGAATCATAAAGATTATCTTCCATTGCCTCTTCTGTTATGGAAAAGCCCATAGCCACAGTTTCGTGGTTGTATCTTGAAGTGAATGACTCTTGCGCTGAATCAAAAGATATAGCTCCGCCTTCAGGCTTTACTGGGGCTGCCCCAAAACCTGACAACTTGACTTCTTCTTCAAAGCTACGCTCTGAATTTTCTGTCTCGTATATTTCAGCATGCTCATCTTCATACTTTTCATACTCAAGTCCAAATAAAGCATTAAGACCTGGTAATAACTCCTTAAGGAGTTGTGCTCTTGAAATCGCCATTTATCTCTCCTTAAGCTGCGCCACTAGTTGATGACAACTGATGATAGTTGAATTTACAAACCAATATTGGAAAGTTACTTCCCTTCTCATCACCTAAATCACCACCTAAGTAGTCAATTATTTTGATTCCATCACCTGCATTAGTAGATATCTCTGAAGCGTCTAAAGACACTCTTGATATACCTAGTGTTGTGTTTGCAGTGCCCTGTACGACAGGTGCGTTTTTACCATAAATATCTCTTTCATTTGAAAACGACCCATCTGCTTGAATTGTAAATAATACGTTAGGATCATCTACAACATAAGCCATTATGTCATCCGCTGCTGTACTTGCAGGGAAATGTTGACTGAATGTCAACTGATTAGTATTTGGATCAGTAAATCGGCATCCCATGAAAATACCACATAGATCAGTTGCTGAACCATCCATAGTACCTGTCATTTTTGCAATTGTAGTTGCATTACTGGCATTTACTAACTGAACGATATCGCCCTTCACTATAGCTGTACTCTCTCCAGATTTAATAGGGTATTGTCTAAATACCTCTAATGAACCTGCGTCAAATCTGCCGATTGGGTTTAATCCAAATGGTGCTGCTACGCTACTCATAATTAAGTTCCTTCTCGGTTAAATTTACGTCATTAAGATGTGCGAGTTACCTTTTCTGGTCTAAGAACTGGCATCCTCGAATCGGACTCACGAAGATAATTATTATCCACAGAAGCGATCTGTTGATCATTCTTCTCTTTATAATGTTCTCTTCTTGCATCCATGTTTTCTGTGGAGTTCTTGCAAAGTAGCAACCCTCCAACCTCTACATTGCCTTGAAACTTTGAATCAACATCGGTCAGCACTTTTAACTCTGGATGATCTTCTGCTTTCACTGGCTCCCATCCTTCACGAAACTTTGAAGAAACATTAGTCATGTCAGCTTGTCCTAGAGTTGAGGTGCGTATCCATCTGTACTCAACGCCTGGTTTAGGCTCTGGGTCAGGGATAGAATTTGGTCTAGTCCAAGTAACCTTTCTTTTTGTTGCTTCTCTGCTTTCTTCTGTGCGTAAAGTTCTATCAGCCATTTGAAGCCTCCTTTAAAAGCTGTGCTGCGTATTGCTCATTGCTGAGACCTAGTCTTCTAGCAAGATTTACTTGTGTTGAGGTCAGTTGCACTTTGCGTGGTTGTTTTGCACTTCTACTAGGAGGGGCAACCACGGAGCCACCAGTTCGTGGAGGTGCACTTACCTCTTTTGTCTCCACATTCTGGTTGTCTTGAAACTCTTCTGGAAATTTAGCTTTCATAGCTTTGTCAATTTCACTGTAATATAATTCTGGTTCTACTTTAGGGCTTATGTTCTTTTTAATTAATTTTTGATGAACACCTAAAGCATATCCTGTCATCTCTTCATAGCCATCTTTTTGGAACCAATCATTTTCAGCCATCCATGCTTTGTCTTCTTTTGTAGGCTCGTGCTTTGGAACAGGTGTATAACTTTTTTCCTGTTGCTGCACTGGCTTTTCTTCTATTCTTTGCTTTGGCTTATAATCTTGTATTCTAAGCTGCTCTGCCTGTGCTTGATTTAATTTAAGCTGTGCCTCAGTAATTCTATCAGGATCACCTGCTTCATAAGCCTCTTTGTATTCTTTTTTAGCTGCTTCTATCATTGCAGATGTTTTGCCTTTTACCTGCTCAACTAATACCGCCTCTCCGTCATCTATAGTTTTTCTAAGTTTATTATTTTCTTGCAGTATTCTTTCAGCGTGTTTTACAGCTTCTTCTTTTTCTCTTTCAGCAGCTTCTTTTTTTCTTCTCTCTTCATGATACTCATACTTTAATGTTTTAATTCTTTTTTGAACATCACCTTTGTATGAACTTATTTCATCATCTTCAGGAATATCAGGCTTTGTGCCTTCTGTTCTTGCAGGTCTATTCTTGTCCTCTTCAGGAGTATCGTCTACAACCTCAACCTCTAGTTCAGGTGCAGCCTGATCTTCTGTTTCTAATTTTTCTGCTGTATTTTCATTCATGCTCTTGTATACCCTCTTGGATCATCAACAACTGCTTCCACAGTGTCATCGTTAATTAACCTAAATTCGTCACCTTTTATTTTAAATCTTGTGCCTGAGTAAGATCTAAAAATTACAAAGTCTCCCTTTTGACAATATGGTCCGTTAGGAAACTTTTCTTTATCTTTGTAACATTCATCACCCATTTCAACCACAAAACCTATGATAGATGCAGTCTCTTCCAGCTTAATTAATTTGTCTGGCATGTGAACTCCACCCTCAGTTTTCTCAGCCATTTTAGGTATACTGATTAAAAGTTTATACCCTTTTGGCTGGGGCAACTTTAACTTGACATCTTCTTCGATGCTCTTTTTTGCTGTGTACATGTAAGCTATCCTATAATATTTTTTTTATTTTGCAAACCCTTAATCTTCAATAAACCTTTTCTCAAGCGTACGCACTTCCTCTTCCAATATGTTAAGCGCTTCGATTTTACCGCATGTGTACCTGTAATCTTCATGGGAAGAAGCTCCACCGCTCGTGATATAACTACTCCAAGCATCCTTCATCTCCTTTATTTTACCAAGTATTGGTGTATATATAGTTTCGTTTCTACTCATTCTGTAACTGCTTTGCTGCGTCTAAAGCTAATTTTGCTTCTTCTTTTTGATCTTTAGCTGCATCAGTTGCTAACTTTGCAGCAATTCTTACACCTTCTCTTTTATCTTCGCTTTCTAATCTATCTTCTTGAAGCTCTTTGTTTATTTTAGTTTTGGCTGCCTCTAACTCAAGTTTCATTTTATCCATCTCTATCTTGTGTTGAAGCTCTGCCTCTTTAATTGCAAGTTCTCTTTGTTGAATTTGTGTCAAAGGATCTTCTTGTTGCTTCTTAGCTTCAGCAGCTTGTATCTCAGCTTGATTTGCACTCAATAGTTTTTGAGCTGCTTGAGCAGTTATTTTAGATAATTCTTCTTCTGCATCTTCTGGTAGAGGTTTCTCCTCATTAGGCATTGGCACACCTAATCTTTCTTCTATTTCTTTTCTGTACTGGAACGCCACATGTTCTGTAATATGTGCAGCTAACGCTGCTTGTATTGCTCCAGCAAAAGGGGATTGACCCACTATTTCTTTTAACTTTGGATCATTTGCAGCAGCCAAATGCACCGTTAAGTGTGCCTCATGATCCTGATATTTAAATGCTTTAACAGGCTCTTGTTTTAGTATTGCCATATTTTCTGAAACTGGATCTGCTGGTTTAATGTCTTCTTTTAATTTTACTATTTCTTTTGCATCACTAATTCCAAGAACCTCTAACATTTGTCTATGAAGTTTACCCATGTCATATAGCTGTGGAGCTTGTTGAGCTAATTGCAATGCACTTTGATACTGCATAATTCTTTGTGACATTGTTGCCGCATTTGGATCAGACACAGGTATTACATCAACCCTGCCATCAAAATCTTTTGTTCTACTAAACTCGCCTTCCGTTTCATAGGCATAAGTGGATGGCATGTAATCATGAATTATCATTGCAATAATTCTTAATTCTTTTTTTAACGCAGCATGAAGCCTTGACTGCACACCTGACATAACTTTCATGGAACGCTCCATAAGAGCAAGAGTTGTTCCTACTGGCGCTTGCGCGTTGATGTCTCCAACTTGTATATCTGCAACGGAGCCAATCCTTCTCCCCTCGTCAACGATATTTTGGAGTAATTGGTACAAGACGGAACTTGGCTCTTTGTAAGGAATGAAAGTAATCGCGTCACGAATCGCACCACCAGGGACATCAACGTCACGGAACTCACCAGGCATGAGAGGCGAATCATCCCCTTTGATGCGTAAACCACGAGCTTTAAGACCAGCTGGTAAATTAGATAAAGTACCAGCATCGATAAGTTGACGAAGAATGCTTGTAGCGCTTTTAGCAAGTCCACCAATAAGGTGTATAAGCCCCGTACCATAGAACCCAAGCCCTGGAAGATATTTGTAATGTACAAAGTATTGGACTTTCTTTTTCTTTTCATCGTCTTCATAATAATTCCTTCTAATTGATAGTATTGTTCTAGAAGACTTATCTATGGTAACAACATAAGGTCTTTCAATACCATCCTTATCATCAAATGGCTCTGGCATTTCTATATCTGCATGCATTTCTAGAAGAGTATGTCTATCATCATCTTCTATTACAGCAGACTCACCATCAAGCTCATCATATTTTTCTTGTATATCTGACATATCTGGCTCTGGATCTGGTAGATCAACATCACGATAAAATCCATTCACCATTAACTTTGCTATTTCATTTGCTGATTTTTTCATAACATGTGTATATCTCGCACATGTCATTAAATCTGTAGCTCCATATGAAACCACAAAGTCCTCCGCAGGAACAAACATTGCACACGGTCTTTCTAAGAGAGGATCATAATAGACTTTTTTGAACGCTGATCCTGCGAGAGGAAGTTTGAAGAGCATTTGCTCTGTCTCATCTCTGTATTCTGTCATCTCCTCTGTGAGAAGATAATTCATTTCATTTTCTACACGATTAGCCTGATCATTTTTTTCTGTGGTTTGTTTACCTACTATCTTTGTCCTAACAGGACCTGCTGCTGGGAATATCTCTCCCATTGCTTGTGCCTGAAATCGCACAATACTTTCTGTTAATACAGGATGAAATACACCAGATGCTCCTGACCAAGGCTGTTGTCTTTCTTCTATTTTCATTCCAAGAAGATCTAAACCTTTGACATAAGATTTAGCCCAATCACCTCTTGATTTCCTGTCTGTATTAAAACTTTCTATTAATTCATCTGCTAACTTTTGTAAGTCACCTTCTTCTAAAAATTCTGCTAAGTTACTATCGTGATCTGGTCCAAGTAATTCTTCTGTCTTACTACCTTCAAAGTCTATTACAACTCCACCGTCTTCTGTTGCTACAGAAACTGAATCAGGGTTTTCAATCTCTACTTGTATTTTTTCTTCCTGTTCAGCTAAAACTTTTTCACTTAGTTCTGCTGGTGTCATTTGTTTTTCGACAGCCATGAATTACTCCTTATTTAATTCTTTCTAAAATTCTATCTATCTTTTCTTCTAACCTGTTTATTGCCACAGTTACATCATCTCTTTTTGCGTAATCTTCTCTAGTTTTGTTTAACAATATATCAATTCTTTTTATTTCTCTAGATTGTGTTCCTAAAAACCACCCACCGCCTAAAACGATTATGCCAATAAGACCATCTATTATATGCGTCATTTCCATTAGTAATACTCCACTGGTCTTCTGTATACAGGCTCATCATCCCAGTCATCCATATTCGTTCTTATCCAACCACCTTGCCTGAATCTTAACAGAGCTTGTGTAGTTGAGTCAACTAAGTCATCATGATCTCCTGATGGAAAAGATGCACACTCCTCTATAACTTCCTCTGCCCACCTAGTGGGTGGATGCCATATTACGCCACTTGCAAAGAAGTCTGTAACTGCATTTACTCTAGCAATT